ACGATATGCCTTTGCCCAACCTTGCTTAGAATCTTCTACAGAAATAACTGTAGTTGATTTTTCAAATGATTCTGGGACGGCAGGAAGTTTATTGACATACTTATACTCGACAGAGAATCCAACTCCAGTTCCACACATTAAAATGTACATTGTTTCGTCAAATGAACGGGGATTATCTACTGGTACAAATGAACAATTGTATCCCGCAACATGATCTCTCTCTAGCGCTGGGCCAGCGGTCATTACGGATCTCATTGATGGCATAACGTTTCTATCTAGCACCGCTTGTTTTAATTCTGTTATTAGTTTTGATGAAGGCTCATATGAATGCTCTTTAAATAAATGATCTAGCATAAAAGAAAAATAACGATCTACTGTTTCGCTCCAAGTTTCTCTACGATTTTCTTCTGACATCCAACGTGCATATCGAGACAATGCAATAAAGTTTTCGTACGGGTTTTCAATAGATGTTGACATATAGACCTCTTCTTCCGCCTGCGGATTAATTAAAATTTTTGATGAAGTCTAAGTGTATCAAACTTTTATTAAGGGGTCTAGCCCTAGGAAAATTTTTTAAAAATATCTTTAAAAGCGTTTTCAGTCAACTGATCCCAATTATAATCTTTATGTATTTTAGTTGACTGAGCAAAATAATAATTTGAATATGCTTTAAAATTAATAGATACATCTCTCATAAGTTCAAGTAGATGTTGACGGTTTGGCTCAAAAACTTTTCCTTTGTGTGGAAATGGCCATGGTGAATCTATAATTTTTGATTTTAATTTTAGTGGACCAAGATATTTTTCGTAGTGGGCCCATCCGTTAGTACAAATAGTCGGCATGCCAGTTGCTAAGGCTTGAAATGGAATAAAGCCAAAACCCTCTCCATAGCTTGGATAAATTAAAACATCATGTGAGTTATACAGTTGTACTAGCTCTTCATTTGTTAAAACTTCTGTTATTAAATTAATGTTTGAGTAAAGTTTTTCTGGAGTGCCTATTATATTTTTGTCTATAAAGTTATTAAAGACTCTTGTAGTATTAATTTGATCTGCTTTAATTGTTAAAGAATATTGTGGATTATTTCCAAACAAACTTATGAATGCATCTACAACCATTTGGCCTGCTTTTCGTGGAGCTGGCTCGCCTACGTGTAAAAATTTTATTACTCCGTCGTCTGGCCTCTTGTATGGTTTCCATATTGGATTAATCCCATGTGGATAAACTTTATCAACTTTGTATCCGTTGTCTTCAAAAATGTTTGCACACCAATCTGAAGTTGTCCAGATTTCGTCGCAAGCGTCCATATAATATTTCCACTCTTCTGGTATTATTGTGGACTCCCACGGAGTATAACTAATTTGATATTGATTTTTATGTAATTTAAAATGCGATGGCTGAGAAAAATTAAACTGTACTTTAGATTTTGGGTCTTGAAATGGAACAAAGTGTCCCAGGTTATTTAGTGATTGAACTATATTTTCTCCCGCATAGCCATACCCATTTTTACTTTTTAGGTTAGCAATTACTGTGGAAAACGATATATTCATACATTCTTTCTGGTCAACTGGCTTGACAGTGGCTTACCGCCAATGCTACTATTATAGTTCGTTATCTCTAAAGGAGGAAATGCCAATGGAGAAAGTAAAACAAAGACTTAGTGATGTTGTACATAACTGGGCCGCAATAGCAATAATAACATTATTTCTATTTTCCGTCCAGCCTGGACCAACTGCTACTCAGGCTTTAGAAGTAAAAGAAGAAAAAACCGAAATACAACTAAAAAGAGAAATACTAAGTAAGTTCAGTAATGACACTTACAAGCATTCTGAAATGCTTGCAGCCGATGATTTAAAAGATTTATTATGGGCTGTGGGTTTTGAAGGAACTGCTTTAAAAACAGCTTGGGCTGTTGCTAAGGTAGAGTCTAACGGGAGACCGCTTGCTCTAAACGACAACAAGTCAACTGGGGACAAATCTTACGGAATTTTCCAGATAAATATGCTTGGGGAACTTGGCGTAGATAGATTAGAAAAATTCGACTTAGTTTCAAATAAGGAATTATTTGATCCAGTAACAAACGCAGAGATAACGTATTATATGACTAAAGGCGGAAAAGATTGGTCATCGTGGCCTAACTCAATAGGAAAGGCCAAGGAGTTGATTCCTCAATTCCCTAAAGCTTAAGGAGCAATTTTGCGACAGATACAATATGTATCTCAGTATATAGCTTTATCAGAAGAGGGCCTTGTTCCAGTTTTGGAATGTCCAATGGACCAGGGCTCTCTTTTTTGCAATTTAGATTTAGATGACAACATATTTTTATATTGCATTTCTTGCGACTATAAAAACTTTATAGGAAGTTCTTTCTATGATAAGATTGTATTATTAGTAAATGAGGTTAAAAATGTCTGAGTCCCCGATAAATCAAAATTTAGAAGATAACCTTCCAATGGTTAATTATATTATGTTGCATAGAATATATGACATGCTAACGTTAATAGCTAAGGGCTCTGTTGGGGCTGATGAAGTTTCTAAGATGGTAGAATACCATGAACAGGGATTTTTATTAGGGCCTGCCCCTTCGTACACTCCAGTAGAAGAATAAATATGCAAAAAAGAAAAAAGGTTTTAAGTTGGCACTCGCAATCAATTTATCCTTTAACAAAAAAAGTTTTTTTAAAAAAATATAATAATAAGAATAATACAAAAAATGTAAAAGTTAAAATTTTTTCTACATATTTTCAAAATACTGCAAAATATTATTTAAAGTTATACAAAAAACATGGGGAAAACTTTTCTTCTTTTGTTTCAAAATATTTAATTATTTATGCATTTGACCATAAATCTGTTTATGAAATAAATGTAACAAAATCTAATTCTTTTTTAAAAGGTTCTTTGTGGGGCAGGACTAGAAGATTTATTGGTAATGGTCTTTTAACTAGTGAAGATCCTAGGCATTCTATAAATAAAAGAATTATACAACAAAGCTTTAGCGTTAAAAATATAAATGAATATATTCCAATTATGATAGATAAAACAGAATTAAAAATATCCGAGTGGGATAAAGATTTAGTTAAAAGTATTGATTTACATTCAGAAATGATTTCATTAACTCTTGACATCATATCCTCTTCTTTATTTGGAATAAATATTGAAAAAAACAAATCTTTGGAAATTGAAAAAAATTTAAACACAAGCGTTATTTTTGCTGAACGTACTTTTACTCCAGCCCTTCACAGATTTGAGTATTTACCTTTACCAGTTTTTAAAAAATTTCAGCAGTCTGTAAATGATTTATATAATTTTTCTTTAAATATGCTTGATGAAATAATTAAAAATCCTAACGGCTCTAATAATCTTATTTTAGATTTATTAAACTATAAAGATGAAAATGGTAACGGTCTTTCAAAAGAAGAAATATCTGATGAGATACTTACTATAATTTTAGCTGGGTTCGAGAGCACAGCAAATATTTTAACTTGGACAATATGTTATTTAAATAAGTATCCAGAATATTATGATAAATTAATTGCAGAGTCTAAAAATGTTATAAAATATAAAGACACAGACACATTTGTAGATAAAATAATTAATGCAAAATTTTGTGAGTATATACTTAAAGAAACTTTGAGACTAATGCCTCCTATTTGGCAAAATCCAAGAACAGCAAAAGAAGATGTAGAAATTAATAATAAATTTATACCAAAGGGATCTTTTGTTATATTAAGCCCATATGTAACTCACAGAAATAAAGACCTATTTGCCGACCCAGATAAATTTATTCCAGAAAGATGGGAAAATGATTTTGAAAAAAAATTACCTAAAGGCTCCTATTTCCCTTTTGGGGCTGGGGCTAGGAAATGTGTAGGAGATCAGTTTGCAATGATAGAAATGAAAATTATTTTGTTATTAATTTCTTCTAAAATTAAAATTAAAACAATTGACAAATTCCCAACAGAATCATCTACTGTAACCTACAGACCTGCGTACCCTGTAAAATCTAAAATTATTTATTGTTGACTTTAGAAAATAATAATTATACAATTGTTTTGTAAGTCGAGCTTAGGCTCCTTACTTAGCTACAATAAGTAGCAAAACCCAATCGGATCCGCCTCTGATTGGGTTTTCTATTTAAATAGGTGTATAATTATTGCATGAGCCCAAGATACTTTTCTAAATTTACCAATAGCCCTTCTGCTGAAAGTGCTTGGTATCACTTTACTGGCGAAAACTTTCAGCCAGGAGATCCTGAATACAAAATGTATGTAAAATTTAAAATATTCAAGTATAGATTAAAAAAAATATTTAGACTTAAATGATAGATATAGTTTTTTTGCTTGGAAGAATTCTTTTTTCTTTTACCTTTATTTTTTCTGGCCTAAATCATTTTTATAAATATAAAAACTGGGTATCTTATGGGAAAACAAAAATTAATAATTTATTTTTAGTAAAATTTGGGGTTATTTATACTGCAATAACATTAACCTGCACTGGGATATCTGTGGGGTTTGGCATTAAACCAGCAATTGGCTCTTTGTGGCTTTTTATGTTTTTATTTCCTATGTCTTTTATACTACATCCTTTTTGGAAATATAAAGACAGCAATGACCGATTAGTAGAAAAAATGTATTTTTATAAAAATATGTCATTATCTGGGGCTTCTTTATTAATGTATATATTATTTTTAAATGCATCTAATTTAAATCTAGGGTACATGATATTATTATAATATGAATAAAACATACCTACATCCAGACATATTTTATGTAGAAAATTTTCTTACTAAAGAAGAGATATTTTATCTATATTCAGAGTGTATATCTGATAACTGGCCAGCTTCTGACAAAATTAAATTATTAAAAGATGAAAAGGGAAATAGGGTTATGTCTGAGATTAAGGATAGGGTCTATAAATTACTTCCTGAAGAAAATAATAATTTAGCAATTACTGATAGCAAGAATGTTAAAAAATGTCGTGTTGGAGACGAAGATACAGGTGGCAAATGGGCAATGAATCCTCACCACGATGCAGTTCAAAATCCATGGAAATACGGAATAATCATTTATATTAATGATAATTATGAGGGTGGAGAATTGGTTTATACAAATTTAGGTATTGATTTTAAACCTAAATCGGGAACTATTGTTGTGCATGCCTCAAACGATAATTGTATTCACGCAGTAAAAAAAGTTATTTCAGGCACAAGATATACTACGACATTTTTTGCAGGAGACCCAAAAGATAAAATATTAAAAAGAGCTTTAGATCTAATAAACATAATGGAAAATAAATAAATTAAATTGCAAAAATTGAAGTGCTCGGCGGCGGTAGAAAAGAACATATAATTTTTACCCATATAGCCAATGTAAGAGATACACCTCTAAATTGCTCTATAGGGCTTCTAAGAAGGTTTTAGCTATCTACCCATACCCATACATGCATAGGGCCTTAAAAAGGCTTTAAATCAATTTCTAATATTTATGCTAATATAAAAGCAAGGGCTATATATGCCATCATAATAATTAAAGCACTTGCTATTAATTTCTGATAAATAGATCTCATATATGTATTATATATCTGATATATATCTTAGTCAACTAGAATATATATGACTATTATATATTATGTTTTTTAATGTATATCTGGGTATTTAGATTTTTTAGCAAACCCCCCCTCCCCCCTAAGTTTAAAAAATCTTCTTAGAAAGACAGGGAGGGCGATTACATCTGGTATATATGAGTTCCTTAGTGTAACCCCCCAAAACCTTGCCTAGTATAACATTATAAAAATTTTTCTGTCAAATAGTAGCTCCAACGGGAATCGAACCCGTCTTTCCGCCGTGAAAGGGCGATGTCCTATCCGATAGACGATGAAGCCAAAATTAAGATGCTATAACAATAGAAAGAATAACCATTACTGCCATAAATGCGCCAATTGTTATTGCGCCTTCTGGTGTTAATTTATTATGCTCCATAATTACCTCCTTGTAATATGTGCTGGTCCACCAGGGCTCGAACCTGGGACATCAGAGTTAACAGCTCTGCGCTCTGCCAGCTGAGCTATGGACCAAGTCTGTTCAGTATACTATATTTTATTTTTGAGTACTAGCTTCAGCACGTTTTTCTAGATTGTATATATATGCGTATAATTTGTCTCTATATTGATTTCCCACAGCAGACAAATCTAAATTTTTTACATCCCAATATTTTAAAATTGGATAAATCACTTGATCTAAATGTATTCTGTAGCTATATATGTCTTGAAAATCTTTAGATCCATGAATTCCTTTGTACCCTGGTACATTGCGTTGCGGAAAATCAAAATGACATATAACTTCGCAAACTGCCTGCATTGTAATATTTTTTTCAATTTCAAAAGAATTTTCTACTAAATTTCTATATGTTATAAAATGCAAATTTTCGTCCATAGCAATTCTTGCCATTAACGATTCCCCTATTGATTCATTAGTTATTTTTGCAGTATTTACATGTATTACTCTTGTTGCCAATTCTTGTATTGTTGTGTATACAATAACGTGAACCGTATCCTGCTTGTAAGATGCAAGAGTCAATCTATTCTTCATATGATTTAATCTCATATCTTCCAACTCTTTAGGATCCATAACACGGGTAGTTATTATATAGTCCCTCAGTGCGGTGGCGTGGCGAGACTCTTCTGCAGACCAAATATCAATCCATGTTCTCCAAGGTCCATCTTTATCAAGTGCAAAAGAAAGCTCTGTGTGATAAGCGGGTAAATTATCTTCTCCTAATAAACTTAACAATAAAGAGTCTTTAACAACTGTACTTATTTTAGATTGAGAAGGATCCCATTTTAATCCATTCATTGGGCCATCATAATTTTGACCATCGCTCCAGGGGATATATTCATGTGGATACCACATCTTGGTTATAGCTAAATGTTTATTTATTTCATTTTCTAAATACGGCTCTAGCTCTCGTGTTATATTCAGAGAATCTTGAGCGCTATAATTTTGCATATATCTCATTCTACCACCTAATATATTACAATATAAAGCAAAATAAAAGTGAATTGCGGAAAAAAAGTGCGTCGGCGGAAAATAAGAACCTATTTGTTTAAATATTTTATAGCATTATACATATACTCTACATTATCCTTAAATTGACCTAATCCGACATTACATAAATTGCATAATAAACCTCTTACCCTATTCTGATCATGACAATGATCTATATGGGTATCTTTAGAATTTTTAAATTCTGAATAGCATAATTTACATTTATTATTCTGGTCGACTAGTATTTGATCAAATTGTTGCTGAGTTATTCCGTATCTTTTTTCCTTTAAATACCCTTTATTTCTTTTTTTATATTTAGCATATCTTTCTGGATGATCTTTTCTCCATTGCTTAGCTGCAGCATTTGTGCAATCCTTGCAAGTTTTTCTGCCAGAGTAGAAGTCTGAGATATCTTTATCTACCCCGCAAATTTTACATATTCCTGACATGGTCAATTGCCCTTCTAATAACATCTGTGTTATCTTTAAATGCACCTAAAGCTAAATTACAGTTTCTACAAAGAAGTCCTCTTACCTTACCAATATTATGGCAATGGTCTACTGCTGCTTCCTCCCCAATTTTATTTTTGCATATAGCACACATATAATCTTGGTTGACTAGAATATTATTGTACTCTTCTTGAGATATATTATATTTCCTAATTCTAGAATTTTTTCTACTTATGCTTCTAACAATGCCAACATTTTCTTTACCCCATTTAGTAGTTTTTTTATCTGTACAAACTTTACAGTAAGCTGTTATTCCATCTTGCCTAGAAACCCATTTATAAAATTCTGATCTTTCTTTTAATACCCCACAAATTGGACAACATTTATGTGTTGCCGAGTTTGCCATGTAAAACTTGCCTTTTCCAATATTAGCCATTGAATTATTGTATCATATATATTAACATTTTTAAATATCAGATTATGTTATATTTGTATTTTTATGTATGATACACACATTTAAAATGTCCGATTTGTCCAGATAGAGCGACCATATGTGAGGAGTATCACACGATTATTGAAAATATCTTCATGATTTTTGCGACACGCCGAGCCATAACCCCTAAAATGTCAGTGCCCGCATATAGACTTATAGTATAAAGATTGAACAATAAGTAAATCTTAATAACGAAAGGTGGTCTTAAAATGACTACACTAATCAGAGAGATTACTCTCTCTAATGTCCAAGCCGATGAGGCTAATCTAATTGTCTGCGCTTTCTGCTCAGACTACGCAAGCGAAATGTTTTGCGGTAAATGTAAAGACTATAAGGGTCTAATGACGCTTGGTGAGTGGTTATCTTACACTCAGGAAAGTTGGGTGATGTAATGTCTGATTACCTTAACTATCTAGATGAGGTCTATGATGACCTAGTTTCTGAGTATGGTGAGGGCATAACCCTTGCCTACCATGAGGCTAATAAATCGGAGATGTGAGGAAACTCACACACGACACTAGCCCTAAATGGGGCTAAATGTCGGTAAGGCGTGATAGTCTTACCCTTAATGAACAACCTAACGAAAGAAGGACAGAAAATGAAAATAACAATAACATACTCACTATGGCAAGGTGGCAATTTGCTATCAGTAGGCAATAAGGCTGAGAGTGCTGATGACTTATTAGCAGTAATGGCTGAATTAAATAAACTTGGTAAGGGTTTTACTTACAACATTAGAGAAGTGGAGGTTAAGTAAATAATGATGACTAAATGGGATACTATCCAAGCGGATATAGCAGACGCTTATGTCTATCTAGATGAATTAGAGGCGTTAGATAAAATTAACGCTGAGGCGACTAGCGATAGCGATATCATTAGCCTTGATGAACTAATCGAGCAAGAATTAACATTAGATTGGGAGGCATACGAATAATGAACTTAGAATTATTATTAGATAGCGAATACTTTTCGCTATACATTAACGGGCTATGGCCTAATGGTGTCGGTATAGATATCCCGACATGGCTACTAGTTGGCTCTATTGCTTTTATTTATTCTATCGTATTACTTAGGAGAGATAAATGAAATCACAATTAGAGAAAGAAATCGAAATAAAAGAAAGTTTCGACCAGATG